TACCCAAAACTATAAAACTATGAATCCAACAGATTATTTACAAGCTATTAAGGATGAGATATTTTTTGTCTTAACTAAAAAAAACGATTATTCAGAAGCTGAGGCTGAAAGTATATTTGAAACAATTGAATATTGCATTGAAAGGCTTTTATTAATAAGAGTTTCTAAAAAATTGACCATTCAATTTTTATCCAAAATGGATAAAGAAGAAACATACACCATTGGCAGTTGGAATCTTTATATAAAATTCAAATCTTTAGATTTTATTCAGTCCAATATTGTTCAGGACTATATTCTTAAATTGATCAGGTATGATGACTCTTTTGTATATGCTTTTAACTGGCTAATACAGCAAGAGAATAAAGATACTGGAATACCAAGTCCTCTAAAAGAAATTAGTGAAGATGAATTATTTAATTTACTGAAAGACTAACCCAAAACTATAACCTATGTGGACAAATATTCTTTATGGCGTAATTATCTTTCTAGTTGCAATGGTTGTTACCATGTATCAATTATTGAAAGACTCACAAAAAAAAGTGACACATCTTTTCGATATTTCAAACAATCTTCTTGATGAAAGAGAATCTTTGAAAATTGATCTTGATTTGTTGGATAAAAGTAAAGTTCGCTGGCAACATATCGCCCAAACTTTTCATTCCAGAGTTAAGAACTATTCGATTGGAATAACCAGGTTCAAACGACCTGATACAGATATTCGGGTTCTTCAGGTATATGCACGAGATGAACTCGCTATTGAACTTCAAAAAGACGGATTAATCATCTACAAAATGTCTGAACATTATCGGGAAGATTTGAAGGAAACAGAGGTTAAGGTAACTGCAAGTATAAATGTTAATAAAATCAAATAGCCATGTTTGGAGAAGGATTAAGTGTTTTTGTTCAGGAAGATTACTCAATGAGATATGTCAATATTTGGGTAACTGAAATTGTAGGTATGAAGCAATTTAATATTTCATACAAAGATGGTACTTTAACCAGAATTGAAATACCAGAAGCCGTACTGTTTGGTGTAAGCGGTGATGAACCGTTTTTGAGAATCCCAAAGATGTTTTCCGATACATTTTTTAAAGCTATCGCTGATCATCTTTCGCTAAAAGGAATCAAAACCAAGAATGATTTCACTATTGAGGGTGAATTGAATGCTACGAAAATTCACCTGAAAGATATGCAAGAAATAACTAAAAAACTTCTTAAAATAAACTCATGAAAGAACAAATCCACGAATTAAGAACCAGAATTGACGGACTGTCTCAACTGGTTAAATCGCTAAACAAACCGTTTTTAATTGTTGATACCGATTCAATACCACTAAATATGAGGATTGAAGATGTTATGGAAGAGTTTGAAAAAGCAAATGGCAGAGTTCTTACCCTTCAGCATTCACAAGTAGTTCCACCTGTATTTTTTGATGGTTCCTGTATTGGAGAATGTTACAAATCACTTCTCTTGGCTAAAGCATGGCTTGGGAAAGTACTTGCCGAACTTGGAGAAGAAACGCCGTACAAAAATGACGGTAACCGGAAAACAGTTGAAGATATTGAACCGGTTAATGATAGTCAGCCCGAACAACAATCAAACAGTCCATTAAAATCGCTTCCATTAAGATTTCCAAGTAAAACAATAGAAGGTTCTGAAGTTGATAGACTTTCTGATTGCAGGGAAATGAACTACATTGAAAAAATAGACTGGCTCAGAGAAAGAATTAAGAAGCTAAAAGTTGATTTTAATGATTTCGTATGTGAAATTGAATTTGCTGATTACGATGAAAATTTCGATCTGGCGCAAAATCATCTTACCGAAGCACGTTTCCATCTTGGATTTGAGTTGCAGCGAATTAAAGAACAGTTAAAATGAAAAGAACCTTTAAATCGGTATTCACCGTTACCGGCACCAAAGAAGAACTTCAATCTTTTGAAGAAGTTCTGACAAAACATGGGATTGAATCATCGAGTTCAAACGAGTCTGCAAAGAATATGGGTTGTCGGTGGGTGGTTGTTTATGCTGACTTCATTGAGGATGATAGATCGGACTGCAAGGCTACTTTTGCTTATCGGTCAACATCTTGTAAACATACATCAAAGCCTCCGATTATCAAGCTTAGAACGGCAAGGAAACGTTTGGAATCAGGTTTTTATTTTAGCGAAGGTAAATTTTTAAAATAGGACCTTTAATCTGTGGTATCCTAATTCAAAAGTCCGATCAATATGACCGGACTTTTTCAACCTAAATTCAATTAACCAACACAAACCTATTAAAAAAACTATCGTTAAGTCAAAGAGACTTTCTTTAATTCGAATGCAAACTTCTCGATATTTCTAACCGACATGACGTAAAGAGCATTATATTTTTGAGCTTCAGTATCTTTCGACTGCATTGAGAACCAATCCCTGAGAACATAAAACCGGATAGCCTTAATGAAATTCTGATCAATGGCTTTCAGATAATTTACATTAAAAGCTGCATGATCTACTATCTGTACCCATGAACAGTTGACATATTGAGCAGTAACACCCTCTACGTTTGCTGTGGTATGTGCTACTGTTCCATGAAAATCTCCATAAGAAGATGTTAAGGGTGCAATAAATGGAACACCGGCTACGGCCGCTTCAAATACAAGTGTTTCAACACTTCGCGTAATTACAATACCCTGAAGCAAATAATCAGCGGCGAAATCATCAACAAAAGCTTGTACTGCCAATGTAATTGTGGTATTGTCTCCACCTAATGTAGCTGTTCTATTTAAACCTCCGCTTCCAGTAATATTACATAGTCCTCCTGCTCCTGTAAAAGAAATAGTTTCCTTCTGTTTTACAGCAATTACTGTAACTCCCTCACTGTTTATGTAGCTTTCATTATGAGCTATTGGTGTCGAAATACTCTTGGTGTATTTCAGAAAATTAGTGAAAATATCCCATATAGCATCTTCCATCAGTCCAAGATGAATAACTCTTTCGTCTTCCGTAATAGCGAATTGATCTACCAATGAATCTCCTGCATCGTTTTTAATGGCTTTTGCCTGGTACATACTTCTTAATGAAGCATCATTGAAAACCTGTTCAACAGGATAGTAAAAACTTACTTTTGCCGGTTGTACCGTTGGTGTTGTAGTTGCTGCTAATCTTTCGTAACTCATGATAAATATTTTTTAAAATGTTCGTACTGTTCTGCTTATTGATCTTCGGTAATTTATGATCCGGCCAAGTTCATTAGATACTTCTTCGAATTCTGAAAGAATTGTATCCATTTGGTAACGCTGCCTTTTAAACCATTCTTTAACCACGTAAAGGGTAATAAATTCTTTGAGTTTATCATCCAGTGTCCAGCTATTGTTATGGTCAAAATGTGGTGGCAACTGTAAGTAAAAGAAAATGTACTTAATGGTGGCTGCATTGTTTTTCTGCCAGTCGGTACCATCGAAATAAGCAATGTCATTTGCCGATACACTTAGGCTACCAAGAGTTAAAGTACCGGCATCAGTTACCTTGTAATGCAAGTTTGTTTCCGGTGTGGTAATTGCGTTCAGAATAGCCAATGTTTTTTCAGGTAGTGTATTCCATCCCCAAGACCGCGTAAAATCCGGTTCAGTTTCTCCAAAATAAGTATTGGCTTCCCTATTTTTGAATACCTGAAGTTTTTCAAATGCTTTTGACGTACCACGTTTCAACAATAGGTCAAAGAATTGTTGGTCGTTATTGGTCAATGAATGCCTGTTCAGTTGGGTTATCCCATTCTGATCTAAATCCTGATCACTACGGTACATTGTTTCAATACTCGATAAATCGAAGAAATCCTCAATGTTGTAGTAAATCAACAGTTCTTTTAAAACAGGTAGTGTCATCGTTCTGATATTTAAGCGAAAATTACTTCATTTACTTTTTTGACTGTTTCTATTTATTAGGAATTTTCCAATAAATATAAATTAATTCAGGTTGTCGGCTCCACGCATAAACTTATTTACCAATCCCATTGTCTGAGGATTGGCTTTTGAAGCATCTGCGCCCTGACCTTGTAAATACTGGCCAATCTGGTTCATCATGTTTGGATCTTGCATATTTGGTACGCCTCCACCTTGCGCCATTGCTTGCTGTTTTTTCATTTGAAGATCATTCAAAAGATTATCGGCAAACGGCAAAGAGCTATTTTTAAGATAGGTTTCAAAATCTATCAATTGATCCATAACGAATTCTTTAAGGTTTTCTTCAATGATTCCCCGGTAAATCGGACTATCTGGACTCCTACCCATTGCCATCTCGAATTCTACATCTTGTGCTTTCTGTGGGGTGTAAGTAAGGGTTTCTTCATTGTAAAGGCTTCCGGCTAATGCCAGTTGTCTTTCTTCATCGTAATATTGGACCTGAAGTTTAAGCATTTTCCAGTCACGTTCACGTCTTGCAGCATTGAAAGCTTCGAAATAATCCTTGGAATTCAATGTGCTGTTCTGTGTTTCTTGTGCATAAAGACTGGCCGGTGTTCCTGCTCCTGACTTCTGACCCTGGATAGCACTTGATACGCCTGATATTTCAGACATAAACCTGAGTTGAAGGGAAAGAAGTTCATTTATACCTACTCCTGAAGAATTTGCGGCCACCTGTTGCGGTGCCTGTGCGCCAGGTTTAAGTTTTATTTTGATTACTCCATTAAATTTAGTCCATTCATCAGCAATCTTATTAATGTTGAAATCATCAGAAATTGAATCTTCAGGCACCAAAAGAACACCTTTTGCACTCGATCCAATGATAAAGTCAAGCAAAGTAACCAATCGGTTCACATACCTTTGCTGGTCGATAATATCCTCAACAAATCCCCAAACTTCACCATCAACCAATGGATAAAGCAGTACTGTATAAGGGTGTTCTTTGTGATCATAGGGGGTTTCCTGTTCGTGCAGGACAAATCCCTGCCATGTAAGGTATTTAACGTACCAGTATCTTTGATACCTTTTATCGTAGGTAATAAGTGGCACAACTCTTGGATCAATGCCCTGTGCGGCTGCATCATTTAACCTGAGCATATTTTCATTGTCAATAGCTTGTTGACTTTCTACCCCGGCAATGTAATATCTTGCATTCTGCCAGTCATGACAACGAAGTCTCCACCCGCATTTTCTTTCCCAAATTTCAAATACCCGGCCTTTGTCCGGTTCAATTGGTGTAAGAAAATCAAGTTGTTCGGAAAAATGAGAATTTAATGATTCTCCTGAACTGCCACTTACAATACTTATATCATGAACATCAGAATACATATCCATGATCTTTTGAGCCTGTTTTTCATCGTTTGAGAATGAGGCAACAATATCCTTGACGTACATATCATGGAACTCTCCACAAAAATCAAGATCTGTCATTCGGATATCCCGAAGGTTTGGGGTAAAGAACATTTGGGTTAAAGACCTGTTTTCCAACCACACA